AGATGGCACAGGTGGCTCGACTACGGGTGGAAGTTCATCTACAACATTGGCTAACTTGTCATTTGGCTGGACCAGTATTGGCAACCCCAGTGGAGTAGCAGGTGATATGTATAATGTATTAGTGTCATTGCCTGGCACCAATGCCTATAGGATTACAGCCATGACAGGATCAAGTTATAGCGATAATGTTCTTACTGTAGAAAGATTGGTATAAAATGTTAATCATCGGTGGCGTTTAAATATCATGATCATCCAAGGCGTAACACTCACAGGCACTTATGTAGTTGATCTTCCTGGCATCGTAACTACCAATCTCTCAATGTTTTTAGATGCAGGTAATGCTTCTAGTTATCCAGGTTCAGGAACCGCTTGGACTGATTTGAGTGGTAATAGCCGCAATGGAACATTAACGGGTGGTCCAACTTATACTAGTGCAGATGGTGGGTCTATTGTGTTTGACGGCACTAATGATTTCGTTCAATGTTCAGGATCACTTACAGTCACAGCAGCAACATTTGTAGTCTGGATAAGACGAAACGGAACTCAGAGCGATTATGATGGTATTTTATATTCTAGAGGATCGACTGCTACTGGAATACAGTTCTTTGGTACAACTAATAGAATTGCATATACTTGGAATAATGCTGTCAATACCTATACCTGGGATAGTGGATTAACCTTACCAGATTTAACCTGGTGTATGGTTGCAGTTTCCGTTACCAGCACAGCAGCAACAGCATATCTGTGTCAATCCAGTGGAATCACCTCTGCCACCAATACTGTATCTCATGCCAGCACCACCCTGGACGATATAAAAATTGGTCAAGATGATCTTGGTGGTAGATTTTTCACAGGAAACATAGCAATAGCTCAACTTTATAATATAGCTCTATCGGCAGAACAAGTTGCACAAAATTTTGCAGCAGACCGAGCAAGATTCGGCGTATAAAAGCATAACATTTGTAAGGTCAATATAAAGCAATAAGTACAGTATGACCATATTATACGCCTTAATACTCACACACATCACTATTGTGTGTGTCACATTGTATCTACATCGCAGTCAAGCACACAGAGGGGTACAATTCCATCCTGTAGTGGCTCATTTCATGCGAGCCTGGTTATGGCTCACAACTGGCATGGTTACTCGACAATGGGTAGCCATACATCGCAAGCATCATAGATTCAGTGACGAGCCCGGCGATCCGCATACACCTCATGTGTACGGTATTGGGCGTGTGCTATTCGGAGGTGCCATGTTGTATCATGCTGCTAGCAAAGATAAACAAATGATTGAACAGTATGGTGCTGGCACACCGGATGACTGGATCGAACGTAAACTATATACTCCGCACAGCCGCCTTGGTATTTTTTCAATGCTAGCAATAGATTTGGCATTGTTTGGTTTTTGGGGATTCTTAGTCTGGGGTGTACAAATGATTTGGATTCCATTTTTTGCAGCAGGAGTTATTAACGGTCTTGGGCATTGGTGGGGTTATCGCAATGGTGAAACCCGGGATCGCAGCACAAACATTTCTCCAATTGGGATATTAGTTGGTGGTGAAGAATTACACAACAATCATCATTTAGATCCAGCTAATCCACAATTGAGTCGTCGTTGGTTTGAATTTGATATTGGTTGGCTTTACATCAAAATTTTGACTTCATTGCGTTTGGCTAAACTTAAAGTTTAGTATATAATAACAGGATGTTAGACTCTATCCAGCAATCAGTATTACAATTGTTGCCTGCCCGCAAAAAAACGGGCCAGAACGGCTGGACAAGTTTTAACGCACCTTGTTGTGTTCATAATGGCGAAACTGCCGACACTAGAGGTAGAGGTGGCATAAAAACCAATGCAGGCGCCGTAAGTTATCATTGTTTCAATTGTGGATTCAAAGCCAGTTTTGTTCCCGGCAGGCATTTAACATTCAAGTTTAGAAAACTATTGTCTTGGTTAGGCGCAGATGATCTAACTGTACGCCGACTGGTCATTGATGCAGTTCGATTACGAGAATTAGTTGCACCCGAACAACTCGGACCGGAACCTGAACAAGAGATTGCGTATGAAGCTAGAACATTACCTGAGCAAGCACGAAATGTAGTTGAACTGGCTAATTTTTACAGCATCGGTGACTACAACACAGTGCCTGCTGAATTATTTGCCAGTATAGAATATGTACATCGTAGATCGATTGATCCCAATCGGTACAATTTTTTCTGGACCCCAGAAGAAGCATACAACTTGCATCGCAGAATCATAATACCATATTATTATAAAAAAGAAATAGTAGGTTACACTGCTAGAGCAATTGCAGATGGAATAAAGCCCAAGTATTGGAGCAATCATCCTGCTGACTTTGTGTTTAACTTAGACATGCAACGGCCTGATAGTAAATTTGTCATAGTATGTGAAGGACCATTTGATGCTATGAGCATTGATGGTATTGCAGTTAGTGGCTCAGAAATATCTGACACACAGATTGAACAAATAGATAGATTACAGCGTGAAGTCGTTGTGGTCCCTGATACAGATCGTGCCGGGCGCAAATTAGTCGATCGTGCTATAGAAGCAGGCTGGACTGTGAGTTTTCCTGTGTGGCAGGAAACATGCAAAGATATAAATGATGCTGTGATAAAATATGGCAAGTTATTTGTTTTAAAAAGCATACTAGCAGCTCGTGAAACTAGTAGACTTAAAATTGAATTAAAAAAGAAAAAATTATATGCGTAATGACGTATTACAGATTGAAACTACATCCAGATGTACACTAAAATGTCCTGCTTGTTCTAGAACAGTATTAGCCAAATATTCTAAAAAACCAATAACACACTATGATATAGATCCTGATATATTATTTAATTTTCTTGATTGTGAAACCGGAAATAAAATAAAAGTTTTAAGTTTGTGCGGGGATTGCGGAGATAGCATATATTATCCTAGACTATTTGATTTAATAGAAAAATTTAGATCTAAAGTTGCTTTTGAAATTAGAACCAACGGCAGTTACCAAACAGAAAAATTTTGGAAAAAATTATGTTCAATTCTTGGTAAAGATGATGCCATTATTTTTGGAATTGACGGTCTCGAAGACACTAATCATTTGTATAGAGTTAACAGTGATTGGCAATCTATAATGATGGCTGTTGATATAGTAGCAGCATCAGATGTTAAACTTGTTTGGGAAACCAATGTGTTTAGTTTTAATTACAACAGACTAGAAGAAATTAAAAGTTTTGCAGAAAGCAAAGGAGCAACATTTACAGCATCAAAGACTCATAGATTTGGCGATAATAAACTCATACCGCCACAAAATTATGTTGATGTAGAGTCTATATTTCAAAGTAAATATAAGGAAGTTAAAGATTTAACTATTGATCCTGATTGTGTTAACATGCACAGAACCACTATTTGTGCTCAACATTATTTTTATCCTTGTGGTTGGATACGATTCCCAGAAGTTTACTACAAAACAAAACATTACAAGAATCGTGAACATTGGAGCATAATTGGAACAACATTAGACGATATGATCAACATTAATCTAAAAAATTGGGTACAAGAAATCCATAAAGATTATTCAAAATGCGACGATATTTGCAAAATGAGATGTAAAGTCAATCAACCAAAACAAATTTATGTTGACACATGAATATTTTAATTACAGAGCCAGGAAGTAAATGAAAAATTACACCGCAGATATACAAAAATTATTCTTGGAAATGATGCTGCAAGACGCAGAGACATACGTGCGTGTGCAAAACATTTACAATGCAGACAATTTTGATCGCAGTCTGAGAGAAGCAGCTAGATTTATCAAGAAGCACAGCGACGATCACAAAACGCTGCCCACTCGAGAACAAATACAGGCCGCTACCAGTATAGAACTTAGAGAAGTTCCTGATCTGAGAGAAGGTCACTATGATTGGTTCTTGGCAGAGTTTGAAGGATTTAGTCGCAAACAAGAACTAGAGCGAGCAATTCTCAAAGCAGCAGACATGATCGAACAGGGCGATTTTGATCCTGTTGAAAAATTGATCAAAGATGCTGTGCAAATAAGTCTTACCAAAGACATGGGTACGGATTATTTTGAAGATCCTAGAGCCAGATTAATGAAGATTAAATCTAACAACGGGCAAGTGAGCACAGGTTGGCCTACTATGGATCAAAGATTGTTTGGCGGTATGAATCGCGGCGAACTCAATATCTTTGCTGGTGGATCAGGTTCAGGTAAAAGTTTGTTTATGCAGAATATTGCAATTAACTGGATCACAGCAGGATTAAATGGTGTGTTCCTTACACTGGAGCTCAGTGAAGAATTGTGTGCCATGCGTATGGATGCTATGGTGGCCAATTGCAGCACAAAAGAAATCTTCCGAGACTTAGACACATTAGAAATGAAGATACGCATGGTAGGCAAAAAGTCAGGCAAGTTGCGTATCAAATACATGCCAGCACAAAGCAATGTGAATCATATTCGTGCCTATCTCAAAGAACTAGAAATACAGACAGGTCAAAAGACAGATTTTATCATGGTTGACTATTTGGATCTTGTTATGCCAGTAAGTGCCAAAGTTAGCCCTAGCGACTTGTTTGTAAAAGACAAATATGTATCTGAAGAACTTAGAAACTTGGCAAGAGAATTCAACATACTGATGATTACTGCATCGCAGTTGAATCGTAGCGCAGTAGAAGAAATTGAATTTGACCACAGTCACATCTCGGGCGGTATCAGTAAAATTAACACAGCAGATAATGTGTTTGGCATTTTTACAAGTAGAGCCATGCGCGAGCGCGGTAGATAT